TACAATGAAACATACTATTCATACTCAGTAGCACTTGAAGGTAACACCTTTGTTTTGGAATTCTTATTCTTACAATCTAGATCAAACTCTTGGTTTGTAACGCTTAAGAATTCAAGTCAAGAAACGCTCTTATCCGGTCAAAGACTAACACCAAATACTGTACTGTTTCAGGGTTATCAGCTAGAAGGTCTTTCTGGATTCTTTTACTTTGAGTCTAAAGACTTAGAGAATGAAGAGTTTAGGGTGGGGACGCCAAGAGATTTCTACACGCTATACTACATTTACAACACCGAGGTCTAAATAAATGAAGTTTTTTGATAGGAAATACTTGCTACAGATCGGAGATACTGCTCTTGGCAAGGGTCTTGCTATTGACGAGCTTCAGGTAGCCTTTAGTATTAAAAAGACTATTAACAATAAAGACACGCCAGACACTTGTAGCATAACAATAACAAACCTGTCTGAAGAATCCATAGTTTTAACAGAGACTAATTTTTCTGTTACATCCTTCTATTGCGGCTACCAAGGGCAACTAGTTAGGTTATTCTACGGTCAGACTAGAGAGACAGCTACAACTAAGAAGGGAACGGATAGAGTAACAAAAATAGACGTTTCCCCTTACACTACAGAGTTGGGCCATCAAATAATCTCAAGAATAATACCAGAAAACGGTACTGTTCGGGATGTTATTGAAGTTATAAGAAGCACTACATCGATAGCTAGGGGTGTCTACAGCGGTGATAATTTAGATGCTGTTATGGTCTATGGTTACCCCCTGTCAGGAACACCTAAGGCTATGCTAGATCAGGTTTGCCATGACTACGAGCTTCAGTGGAGGATTGATGGGGAGTCTCTTTACATTAACGACTCAGATACTGTTGAAAACGATTCGGAAGAGTTAGCTGTTGTTATAGGCCCAGAGACAGGACTCATAGATAAGCCTTATTTCTTCTCAGGTAGTGACACTAAATCCAAAGAAGATAAAAAAGCAAAGAAGGGTGTTAGGTTCACTGCCCTCCTAAACCCTAACGTCAGGCCGGGAAGCCTTGTTAGGATAGAATACAAAGGTGTTGAAACCTATGTAAAGGTAGAGGAGGTAGAGTACCAAGGCGACTTTAGAGGTAACGCTTGGTATGTCCACTGCACTTGTTCACTGAGGAGTTAAAATGAGGGAGTTATCACTACCGTCTGTTCTAGAAGATTTCTTTAATTACAAAACAGCTGAAATGTACACAAGCATACCTTGCCGTGTCATAACAGTTCGTGTTGATCTCCACGACCAAAGAGTTGACGTTCAACCTTTAACAAATAGAATCTTACCAGATAAGACAGTCAAGGAACAGCCACCCATTCTAAACGTGCCTGTAATATTCCCAGCATCCAAGACAGCCGCTATGACGTTCCCTGTTGATGTCGGAGACACAGTGCTGTGTGTGTTCAGCCAAAGATCAACAGACGGATTCAAGGCAGGCTCAGGAGCTTCTACGTACACAGCCCAAGATAAGCGTAGGTTTAGTCTCCGAGATGCTATTGCAATACCGGGACTTTTTCCTTTCGAAGCTGCAGTAAACAACCCAGCAAAAAGAAAGTGGACACACTCTACCAGAGATATGGTTCTTGTTAATAACATAGGCAAAGAGACTGAGTGCGAGTTTAGGCTAAAAGCTAACGGCGATATAGAAATGAGGACAGATCAAGATTTCTACGCTAAGTTTAACAATGGCTTGATCGAGTGTAACAACTTAGTTGTTAACGCAACAGGTAACTTTACAGTCGATGCCGGTCAGGCTATTTCAATGACAGCAGGAAGTTCGTTAGATTTAACAGCAGCTACTTGGAACGCCAATATCTCAGGTGAAACCAATATAACAACCCCAGTAACAAACTGGTCGGGTGTATTTAATCTTGCAGGCACTCTTGCAATGTCTGGAGGCGGTGGGGGCGGAACAGCAACTATCAACGCGCCACTAACAATTAATAACAGCGTTACTGTAGTCGGTGGTGATGTAACCGCAGACGGGGTAGGTCTGAAGTCACATAAACACAGCAACCCAGAGGGCGGATTAGTAGGCCCAGCTGCAGGATAAGGAGAGCATTGGATGGATATATTATTAGATGAAGACACACATGATGCTCTTTTTATAAATGGAGCTACACCCGTAACGTCCTCAATCTCTGATGGTCTGAAACAAAGGCTTAAGATGAAACTACTAACATTTAAAGGTGAGTGGTTCTTAGATGTTAACTACGGGACTCCATACTTTCAGGAGATATTTGGTAAGGGTCGTTCTAAAGGTACGGTGGATATTGTACTTAGGCAGGCGATATCCTCTGACGAGGATGTTGTAGATATTATAAAGTTTGAGTCAAAACTTACAGCTGATCGCGTGTACTCACTTGACTTTTCAGTTCTTGGACGTGACGGAACAACAATAGAAATTAGAGAACTAGAGGTAGGTATATAATGGCTGGCTTAACAAATCAAGGCCTAGAAATAAAGAGGCTAACAGAAATTCGGGAAGGGCTCCAAGGCGAGGCTAATGCTCTCTTTAGTGATCTTATCCCTGAGGGTGACGTTCTTGACACAAGTTCTGCCTCTACCATAGGTAGATTAATTGGGGTATTAACACCTTCTCAAACAGACATTTGGGAGGCTATTCAGCAAGTATACTCAGCTTTTGATCCTAACTCAGCTGCAGGAATTGCTCTAGATAACCTAGTAGCTCTTTCTGGTATTGTTAGAAGAGGCGCAGTTGCGTCTACTGCTAGGGTTCTCCTACAGGGAGACTATAACGTTGTCATCCCACAAGGTAGTCTAGTAAGTTCTAGCTTCACAAACAATCGTTTTACTATTCCATCAGAAGTCGAGCTAGATGAAAATAACGTTGTAGGCTTTTCTTGTAAAATACAGACAGTGCAAAACTCAACGCTTTACACAGTTACCTACAAAGACTCAACAAACTCTGTTGATCTAAACTATACGTCAGGTGCAAGTGCAACAGAAGATGAAATTCTAGAAGGTCTTGCTGCCTCTATAAACGCAAACTACGGTACTTTACTTACAGCTACAGTAGACGCAGATAGTTTAAAAGTGTCTGTTGATGACCTAGTAACACAAACAAGCTATGAGTTATCTAGCAACTTGTTCTTTACGGGTGCGACAAAAAGTATAACTGTTATTGGTACAGTAACTGGCCCTCTCGCTCAAAACCCTTTAACAATAGATACAATTACTACGCCAATCTTTGGTTGGAATAGCGTTGTACAACCTGCAGCAGCTTCCGCTGGGTTTAATAAAGAGACAGATTCACAGCTAAGGTCTAGATTCTCTGAGAGTAAATTTACAAGGGGCTCTAACATTCTAGAAGCCTTGTACTCAGAGCTTATAGCACTAGACGGAATTAGTGATGTAGTTATCTACGAGAACGTAACAGACGTGGTTGATGCTCGTGGTATCCCACCCCACGCCTTTATGGTTCTTGTAGCTGGTGGCTTAGAGGTAGAGATTGCAGAAGCTATTTGGGCTAACAGACCTGCAGGTATTACAACACACGGTAACAGTGTATTCTTGATTACAGATGTCTTTGGTAACCTAAAAGAAGTATACTTCCAAAGACCTACCTTGGTAGACTTGTATGTTAGTGTTGAAGTATCTGTTGATGATACCTTCCCACCGAACGGCGTAGAGTCCATAAGGTCTGCACTTTTTGACTACATTAAGACAACAGCTGATGTTGGTAAGGGTGTTACATACTCTCGCCTTTACACACCAATTAACTCTGTCCCCGGCCATCAAGTAGACTCACTGGAAATAGGCTTAAGTGCTTCTCCCACAGGTACTACAAACATCTCTCTCAGCTACGATGAAATTATTAAGCTAGAAATAGGAAACATCGAGGTAAACGCGGTATGATCAAATCTACCCCAATAGCAACTTTCGTTGGGGAGATTACCCCTTTCGAAGAGGTTGATTACTTATCACAAACTGCTGAGTTAACCACTACCCAGTTTAAAGAAAGAGATATCTTTAATAGGTATCTTACTCTTTTAATGCAAGGTCAGGTTGAACTACAGGTTGTTCTTAAGTCTCTTATGCAAGAGAGAAGCTTAGATGACGCACAAGGTGAACAGCTAGATGTAATCGGTAGAATTATTGGCCAACCCAGACAACTATTTGACAGCGTTATTATCCGTTACTTTGGTTTTAATGGAGCAACAGGTGCTTCACCTTATAACAGTGTATCAAATACAACAAGAACCTTTGGGCCTTGGAAAAGCGTTAGAGACTCGCTGCTAGGCTTTCGTGAACTAAACGACGAAGAGTACAGAAGACTTCTTAAACTTAAGATAATTAAGAATACGTCTAATGCAAGTATAACTTCATTTAGTGATGGTGTAGCAATCTTGTTTGGTGTTGATAACATAGACTATCAAGAAGATGTTCCGCCTTCATTTATAGAGGGCTCTGCCACGATAACACTTAATTTAGGTAGGGATTATAACGATCCAGAAAAAGCTGCCTTTTCCGGTCTTGATGAAATAACACTGGCAGATAGGTTTTTAAATAAACCTCTAGGTGTTCGGATTGTCTATCAAGACCCTCTAACGTTGTTTGCAAACTTTATCACGCAGAATTATCAAGAGTTTGTGTTTGGTAATAACGGACTAACTCTAAGAACATTTGATGAAATGTTTGACTTTACTCGTGCATCCACAAGAGACTACATCGGAAGTTCTGGAACAACAGAAACAGCCGCTATTGATGAACCACGGTTTGCATATACAGAATCACCAGTAGAGCCTGTTGGTCTTTTAATAGGTGAAGGTGAGGTGTTAATACATACTTGGGGGCTAGAGCTTAATGACTCTCAAGGTACTATCAGAGTTGCTCTGGAGAGTTATAACACAAATGCAACAGAAGTTGCTATGATTCTTGAGGGTGTAGGCCTTAAGATGGTGTTATTCAGAGAGTCTACCTACTGGAAACTAAGAGTTGAACGTGGCGCTTCGGTTAGCTATGAAATGGTTACCCTAGCAACAGACGATAGCATCCTTGTCAACATATCTTA